GGAGAACGAAGTTGAAGGATTAAAAGGAGATCAAGACGCATTAAATGAATTTTATAGACAATTTCCAAGAACTGAAGAACACGCTTTCCGTGATGAAACTAAAAATAGCATATTTAATCTTGCTAAGCTCTACGAGCAAATTGACTACAATGAAGAGGTTGGAAACATGGGTAAAGTTACCGTTGGTAGTTTTTCGTGGAAGAACGGAATAAAAGATACCGAGGTACAATTTACACCTAATCCTAACGGACGATTTAAAATTAGCTGGGTTCCACCTAAAAAATTACAAAATAATACAATAATAAAAAATGGTTTCAAATATCCCGGTAATGAGCATGTTGGAGCTTTTGGTTGTGATAGTTATGATATATCCGGCACAACAGATGGTAAAGGATCTAATGGTGCTTTGCACGGGCTTACAAAATTTAGTATGGAAAATGCGCCAGCTAATATGTTTTTTTTAGAATATATAGCTAGGCCACAAACAGCAGAAATGTTTTTTGAAGATGTATTGATGGCATTAGTATTTTATGGTATGCCTATACTAGCAGAAAATAATAAACCAAGATTATTATATTATATAAAAAGAAGAGGTTATAGAAGGTATTCAATGAATAGACCTGATAGGGCCAAAAACAAATTATCAGTAACAGAAAAAGAAATAGGTGGAATACCTAATTCAAGTGAAGATATAAGACAAGCGCACGCGGCTGCAATAGAAACATATATAAATGATTATGTTGGAGTTAAAAGCGATGGAAGTTACGGTGATCTATATTTTAATGGCACATTAAATGATTGGGCTAAGTTTGATATAAACAAAAGAACAAGATTTGATGCAGCTATTAGCTCAGGGCTTGCTATAATGGCATGCAATAAAAATAAATATTCACCTAATGCACAGAAACTAAAAACTAATTTTAATATAAGTTTTTCTAAATACGAAAATAAAGGAACTTTATCCAAAATAATAAATTAATTATGGCTGAATCAGTTATGAAAAATTACTTCCCGAGCCAAGCGGTCAGTGATAGCGAAAAGCTAGATCCAAAGTATGGTTTAGAAGTTGCCAAAGCTATAGAAAGTGAATGGTTTAAAAAATCTAATGGAGTAAATAGATTTTTTCAACACCAGAATAATTTTCATAAACTAAGGTTATATGCAAGAGGGGAGCAATCAATACAAAAATATAAAGATGAATTATCAATAAATGGTGATTTATCATATCTTAATTTAGACTGGAAGCCAGTACCCATTATACCAAAGTTTGTTGATATAGTTGTAAATGGTATTGCAGAAAGAACTTATGATATAAAAGCGCATTCGCAAGATCCATATGGTGTTAGTAAAAGAACACAATATATGGAAGATATATTAGCGGATATGCGTACTAAAGAATTTACACAAGAAATAAAAGATGAATTAGGTTTTGATTTTGGAAGCATGCCAGCTGAGAAGTTACCTGATAATGAAGAAGAATTACAACTGCACATGCAGCTTAACTATAAGCAACAAATTGAATTAGCAGAAGAACAAGCTTTAGCCTCCATATTTGAAATGAACAAATATGAAAATATAAAGAAAAGATTATATTATGACATGACTGTATTAGGTATAGGTTGTGTTAAAAATACATATACTGAAGCAGAAGGGGTTAAGATTGAATATGTTGATCCTGCTAATATTGTTTATTCATATACTGAGTCACCCTATTTTGAAGATATATATTATGTTGGAGAAATAAAGCACGTTACTATAAATGAATTGAAAATGCAGTTTCCTAATTTAACGGAATCTGATTTAAAACAAATATCTAATTATAGCGGTGGATCATACAGTAAATATAATAAATATAATGCACAAGTAAACAGTACAGATAATAATACAGTAGAGATAATGTATTTTAATTATAAAACTTATATGAACGAAGTTTATAAAGTAAAAGAAACTGCTACTGGTGCTGAAAAAATTATTAAAAAGTCTGATGCGTTTATGGCTACACCTATGGAAGGTGAGTTAAGATTTGAACGTATTGCAAAAAATATTGAAGTACTTTATGAAGGTGTGTTTGTTCCAGGATCTAATATGCTTTTAGATTGGAAGCTTTGTGATAACATGTTAAGAGAAAAAGCCGATATAAATAAAGTAAAACTTAATTATTCTATCGTTGCACCTAGAATGTATAACGGTAGAGTTGAATCATTAGTAAGCAGAATTACTGGTTTTGCAGATATGATACAGCTAACGCATTTAAAAATACAACAGATATTATCAAGAATGGTTCCTGATGGTGTTTATGTAGATGCTGATGGTTTAGCTGAAATTGATTTAGGCAACGGAACAAACTATAATCCGCAAGAAGCGTTGAATATGTTTTTCCAAACTGGTAGTATCATAGGAAGATCATTTACATCAGACGGTGATATGAATCCAGGTAAAGTACCTATTCAAGAAATAAATAATCAAGCAGGTACAGGAAAGTTAAGTGCTTTAATAAGTACATATAACTATTACATGCAAATGATTAGGGATGCTACTGGCTTAAACGAAGCAAGAGATGGTAGTACTCCAGATAAAAACGCTTTAGTAGGTGTTCAAAAACTTGCAGCTGCAAATAGTAATACAGCTACAAGACACATATTACAAGCAGGATTATTCTTAACTACAGAGTTAGCTGAAAAAATATCATTAAGAATTTCAGATGTATTAGAATATTCACCAACAAGAGATGCCTTTATACAAGCTATAGGTGCACATAATGTTGGAACACTAGATGAATTAACTGAGTTATATTTACATGACTTCGGTATATTCATACAGTTATCACCAGATGAAGAAGAAAAACAAATGCTTGAAAATAATATACAAGTAGCAATTGCACAAAATAATATTGATTTGGATGATGCGATTGATATACGCGATATTAAAAATGTTAAGCTAGCTAATCAGCTTTTAAAATTAAGAAGAAAAAAGAAAAGCGAAAGAGATCAGCAAATTGCTCAACAAAATATTCAAGCACAAGCGCAGGCTAATGCTCAAGCGCAACAAGTTGCCGCACAAGCTGAAGTTCAAAAGCAGCAAGCGTTAACACAAAGTAAAATCCAATTAGAATCCGCTAAAAGTCAATTAGAGCTTAATAAGTTTCAAGCAGAAGCTAATATGAAAAAAGAACTAATGGCTTTAGAGTTTAGTTTTAATATGGAATTAGCTAAAGCTAAGACCAATGTTGAAAAGAACGCTATGAACCAAAAAGAAGACCGTAAAGACGAAAGAACAAAAATACAAGCTAGTCAGCAAAGCGAACTAATTGAGCAAAGAAAAAATAACACTGCACCAAAAAGATTTGAATCTTCTGGTAACGATATATTAAGCGGTGAATTTGGCTTAGGTGCATTCGATCCTAAGTAATATATAAATTGTATAATCATATAATATTTTATTATGGCTGAAGAAATTAAAGCAAAAGTAATAGACGTTGAAGAACCGTCTATCCAAGAAAAAGAAGAAATAGTACAGAAAAACGCTAATAAAGGGTTCGACGAAGAATCAGGCGTGTACAAAGTGGATTTAAGTAAACCACCCGTAACAGAACAAGAAACTAAAAAAGAAGAAAATGCCGTTCAAGAGCAAAGCACAAATGACAGCAATGATACTGTCGGAAAATCCGAAGACACGAGCAGTGGCGAGGAAGTGGTTGAAGAAATACGGGACACCAAAGAAGAAGAAATAGAAGATCCTGTAATTGAAGAAATTAAAGATGAAACAGATACAACTGACGAGGCAGGAGTGGATGGAAGCAATGAAGCTGCCACTACCGCACCGCAACAAGAAGAAGTATTACAGGAAGAAGAAGCACAAGAAGCTATAGAGTATCCAGAAAATATTCAAGACTTAGTTAAGTTTATGAATGATACTGGTGGAACTTTAGAAGACTATGTGGCTTTAAATAAGGACTACGAGAAGTTTGAACAAATGGATTTATTGCATGAGTATTATACTCAAACAAAACCTCATTTGTCAGCAGATGAAATTGCATTTTTAATAGATGACAAATTTTCATTTGATGAAGATACTGACGAGCCTAAAGATATTAAAAGAAAAAAATTAGCATTTAAAGAGGAAGTTGCATTAGCAAAAAATGATCTTGAATCTAAAAAAGCTAATTATTATAAAGAAATTAAAGCTGGGTCAAGGCTAACGCCTGAAGCTCAGAAAGCTATGGACTTTTTTAATAGATATAATAAAGAAAGTGCAGAAGCTGAAAATATAAACAAATCTCAAAGAGAGGTGTTTAATCATAAAACCAATAGCCTTTTTGATAATCAATTCAAAGGTTTTGAATACAAAGTTGGAGAAAAGAGATATAGGTTTAATGTGAAGAATGTAAATGAAGTTAAAGAGACACAAAGCGATATAAATAACTTTGCTAAGAGGTTCTTAGATAATAATAATGTTATGACAGACGCCGCAGGTTATCATAAAGCTTTATTTACAGGGATGAATGCCGATGCAATTGCTCAACACTTTTATGAGCAGGGTAAAGCAGATGCTATTAAGCAATCTGTTAAGTCTGCGAAAAACATCAAGATGGATCCTAGATCCGGGCATCAACAAATTGAAGCAGGTGGAATAAAAGCAAAAGTAATTAGCGGAGACAATTTATCAGGATTAAAATTAAAACTCAAAAATTACTAACTTAACACTAATTAAAAATGGCAAACAATAATGTTTCATTCGCTGGTCCTGCGGCCGGTGGTATAGTTACGCCTGCAGTGCAAAAAGCAGCATTGTCGACTAACTATTTAAATTTCCATTCAGGTGGTGTAAACTGGGCACAACAGTATCTACCTGAATTATATGAGCAAGAAGTTGAAAGATACGGTAATCGTACTGTCTCTTCTTTCTTAAGAATGGTAGGTGCAGAAATGCCTATGGCTTCTGATCAAGTTATTTGGTCTGAACAAGGTAGACTTCACTTAGCATATAACGGATCTGTTAACGTAACAAACGGTATCATTACATCAATTACTGGAATCGACTCAGGTGCAACTGAAGCTCACGCTGTGAGAAAAGGAGCAACTGTAGTAGGTGTAGTACAAGGTGTAGTGTTTAAAGCTTTTGTTACTGCTGGTATCGAAGTTGCTACCAACACGTTAACAATCAAACCTTACGCTGGTACTAACTTAGATAACCTTTCAGGTATCTCTGGTACTAACCAGTCAATTAAGTTCTTTGTTTATGGTTCTGAATTTAACAAAGGTACAGCTAGTATGACTGACGCTGTAGAGCCAAACTTCAAATCTTTTACAAACAAACCAATGATTATAAAAGATCACTACGAAGTATTTGGTTCTGACACGGCTCAAATCGGTTGGATCGAAGTTTCAGGAGAATCTGGACAAGGAGGTTACTTATGGTATTTAAAAGCTGAAGGCGATACAAGAGTAAGATACGAAGACTATTTAGAAATGTCTATGATTGAAGCTGAAAAAGCTGTAGGATCAGTTAGCGCTGGTGTACCTGCAGGTTCTGAAGGTCTTTTATCTGCGATAGGATCAAGAGGTATTGTAGCATCAAATCAATTTGACGCTAGTACAACTGCTCCAGATAAATTAGCTGAGTTTGACTTATTATTAAAAGAATTAGACAAACAAGGATCTATTGAAGAAAACATGTTATTCTTGAATAGAGACGCTAACTTATATATCGACGACTTACTTGCGGGCTTAAACGCACATATTACAGGTGGTGTAGATTACGGGGTATTTGAAAACTCTGAAGATATGGCACTTAACTTAGGGTTCTCTGGATTTAGAAGAGGTTCTTATGACTTTTACAAAACTGACTGGAAATATCTAAACGATAAATCTACAAGAGGTTTAGTAGGAGGCTTAGAAGGTCTTTTAGTTCCTGCTGGAACATCCTCAGTGTATGATCAGCAATTAGGTAAAAATGTAAGAAGACCATTCTTACACGTAAGATATAGAGCTTCTGAAGCTGATGATAGAAAAATGAAATCTTGGATTACTGGTTCAGTAGGTGGAGCATCTACAACTGGTGATGATAAGATGGAAGTACACTATCTATCAGAAAGATGTCTAGTAGTACAAGCTGCTAACAACTTTATCAGATTTGATTCTTAATATCAATTAAAGGCAAAGGGTGCTTCGGCACCCAGCCTTTTATTAACTTTTATTATATTATATTATGGCAAAAAAACAAAAAGCAGAGGTGGCTGTTGAGGAACCAGTAATGGTTGCACCACCAAAAAAAGTGGTTAACCCACAAATACAAGATAAATTATACGAATTAACAATAGGTGAAAATCCTATAACTTTTCTTTTAAGAACAAGAGGTTTACTTTGGTTTGATAAAAGCAAAGGATATGAAAGAGAAATTAAATATTGTGAAAATCAAAATACAATATTTAAAGACGAAATGAAAGGGCCCGAAAGATTAAGTCATATCGTATTTAGAGATGGCAATCTTTTTGTTCCAAAAGAAAAACAAATACTACAAAGATTTCTAGCGTATCATCCAGATAATGGATTAAAGTTTAAAGAAAACAATCCAGTTAAAATAGCTGAAAATGATATTGATTATTTAAACATGGAAATCGAAGCTATGAATTTAGCATTAACAATAGATGTAGATCAAGCTGAAGCAATTTTGAGGTCAGAAATGGGAAATAAGGTATCTAGCATGACTTCTAAGGAGCTTAAAAGAGATTTACTATTATTTGCTAGAGCAAATCCACAGCTATTCTTAGAATTAGCTAAAGACGATAACATAAGTATTAGAAATGTTGGTATAAAAGCCGTTGAAAATGGTATTATTAAGCTTTCAAGCGACAACAGAACATTTATGTGGGGATCAAACGATAGGAAACTTATAACAGTTCCATTTGACGAAAATCCTTATTCAGCTTTAGCGGCATACTTTAAAACTGACGAAGGTATTGAAGTATATCAAACAGTTGAAAAAAAATTAAAGTAAGCGATTGTAGGTGAAGACCTGCATCTCGCGGGTCTTTAACCTATAATAAAAATATAATGAGTGTAAACGTAAACACAGTATACCAAAGGGTATTAGCTATCACAAATAAAGAACAACGAGGGTATATTACGCCTCAGGAATTTAACTTTCTTGCTAATCAAGCACAATTAGATATATTTGAGCAATATTTTTATGACTTAAATCAATTTGGTAGAATACCTGGTAATCATAGTGAATATTCCGACATGCTCGCAATATTAGAAGAAAAAATAAGCTTATTTGAAAAATCAAATCAAGCTATAAACAGCGGAACAACTTTACCCGCTGGATTATATAGATTAGGTTCTGTTATATTTAATGGAGCAGAAGCTGAATCAATAACTCAAAAAGATTACATCTATATATCACAATCAAAATTAACAAAACCAACAAACGATTTTCCTATATACATTAGAGATGACGCGGGTATCAAAGTATACGGCGCAGATGCAAATGGCAATATAGAACAAAAAACTAGTGGCGTTACAGCTAACTATATAGCGGAACCTACACAAGTTTCATGGGCCTCAAATGCTAATACAGGTTTATATGATGCAGCTAATTCAGTAGATTTTCCATTACATGAATCTGAAGAAACAGAACTTGTAATAAAAATATTAGCTTTATCAGGAATGATATTAAAAGATAATAGTTTATATGGTATTGCAAGTGGTGAAGATACAAAAAACGTACAACAAGAAAAATCATAATAAATGGGCCTAATAACACAAACAGACTTTCAGTATTATAATAACGCTCAAAAGTTTACAGCAACATCAAATCAAACAGAATTTTTACTTACATTTGATCCACTGCCAACTGCTGAAGCAGACTTTCTTTTATTTATAGATGGTACTGAAGCGTCAGATACTTTATATACATATTCAAGTACTGGCGTAAATGCTGGTAAAGTTATTTTTGGCGCAGGAAGAACAGCAGGTGAAATAGTTGAAGTAAAGCTAAAAAAATCTAACGCTGGTAATTATAGGTATATTAATTTAAAAGACATTGTAAATAATTTTATAATGGCATATGTTGGCCAAGATAAAGTAATACCTAAAATGAAAAGAAATGACGTATTGTATTATGCAAAACGTGGTATACAAGAATTTAGTTATGAAATATCAAGAGTTGAAAAAATACAAGAAGTTGAAATACCAGATTCATTAGGCATAGTGATGCCAAAAGATTATGTAAACTATGTACAAATATCTAGGATAGACGAATTTGGTTTAGAGCGTCCATTATTACCATTAAGATTTACATCAAACCCTCATCAATCAGTATTACAAGATGATCAATATAAATACTTATTTGATAGTGATGATTCAGTATTAAGCGGTAGTCCAGAAATATCAAAAAGATTTAGAGACGCAGCATCACAAAACATAACTAATAATAACCCTGCTGCCGATGGCGATATAGATCACGAAAGAATATCTGCTTTCGGTAATAGATTTGGATTAATACCAGAACTAACACAAAAGAATGGTTCATTTGTAATTGATGAAACAAATGGGGTAATAAACTTTAGCTCTGATTTAGTTGGAGTTATAATAACTATAAAATATATTTCAGATGGGTTAGGTACCGATGATGAAATGAAAGTACACAAATTAGCGGAAGACGCTATATATAAATACATTATACACGCAGTAGCTAGTACAAGAACAAATTATCCTGAGTATCTAGTTATGAGATTTAAAAAAGAAAGGTTTGCAGCAATGCGAAATGCCAAGCTTAGATTATCTAACTTAAAAGTAAATGAGCTTGCACAAGTAATGAGAAACAAATCCAAACAAATTAAACACTAAGGTATGCCTGAAATTAAAAATGCTTTCATAAAAGGTAAAATGAATAAAGACCTTGATGAAAGATTAATTCCTAATGGTGAATATAGAGATGCAATAAACATAGACGTTGATTATGCTGAAAGCAGTGACGTCGGTGCATTAAAAAATATTTTAGGTAATACACAAAAAGATAGTATTAGTTTAACTAATGCAACTTGTATAGGTAATATTAAAGATACTGAGAATGATAAACTATATTGGTTTATTACTTCTGCAGCAAAAGATATTATAGCAGAATATGATATTGCAACATCAACCGCAGTTCCTGTTATAGTTGATACAGGTAATGTTTTAAACTTTAATGTTAATAATTTAATTACAGGTGTTAGCATTTTAGATAGCGTTTTATATTTTACAGATAATTTAAACGAACCTAAACAAGTTGATATTGCTTATTGGAAGACACAAACTAATACCAACTTTAATACTTTAACAACTGGTTTATCAGAAGAAAGAATTACATTAATTAAAAAATCACCTTTATCAGCACCCACACTAAACATGAGCGCTTCAACAAGAGGTGGAAATGGTACTTCAGGAAATACAGCGGTTACAACTTCTTTAAATTTAGCATCATCATCCGGTAGTGGTTTAATAAACGCCAAAGACTCGGGTGATACAATAACAGGTACATTTAGTGTTTCTCCTAACTATCAAGCTAACGATGTTATTATATTTAGCTTTGATTTTACAGATTCTGAAGATGTTATAACTAAAACAGAGGCTAGAGTAAAACTAGCATCTAATTATTCTTCTGGCGCAACTTCTTTTTCAGGCGAGTTATTAACTGTAAGTAAAAAAATGAGAGGTGCTTCTGTAACTTACTCATGTATACTAGAAGAAGACGATCCTTTATTTGAATTAAAGTTCCCTAGATTTGCATATCGTTACAAATATAATAATGGACAATATAGTTGTTTTTCTCCATTTAGTAACGCAGCTTTTTTGCCAGATACAACAGTAGGCGCTGGAACTGGTTTTGAATTCAATGCAAAAGATGGTTTTAACTTAGCAATGGTTAATACATTAAGACAACTAACACTGCAAAATTTAAATCATAATATAAGTGCTGATGTTGATGAAATTGATGTATTATATAAAGATTCTGTTGGAAGTAATTGTTATGTTGTTGATACTATAAAAAGACAAGCTAATAATTCAATAGCTTCAACTTTTGAAGTAAAAGATGAACAAATATTTAAAGTATTACCATCAAATCAGTTATTAAGATTATTTGATAGCGTACCTAAAAAAGCAAAAGCTTTAGACATAAGCGCTAATAGATTAATATTTGGAAACTACACACATCAATTTGATTTACCGTTAACGCCACCAATATTTGATATAAAATTAAAGAATAGATATACAGCAGGCGCTTCAAATAGAGGTGAAAAACAATCTATTAAATCAAATAGAAAATATCAATTTGGCGTCGTATATTCAGATGAGTATGGAAGACAAACGCCTGTATTAACAGATAAAACTGGTATTATAAAAGTGCCACCTGGGCAATCTAAAAACTTAACCAAGTTTAATGCTAAGATAACTAGTTCTGCACCAGCGGGAATGACTAATTATAAATACTTTATAAAAGAAATATCTAAAACAACACATAACTTGTGTATTGATAGTATTTATCAAGACGATCAAGGTTATATGTATTTGTCCTTACCTTCATCTGAAATAAATAAAGTTAAAGAAGAAGATATAATACTTATTAAAAAAGGCAGAAGCAATTCACCTGTTGGATTAAATAGTAGAATTAAAGTATTAGATAAACTAACAACACCACCTAAATTTTTATCTAGACCGCTTGAGGTTAATTATAAACCTCACAGAATGGATTATTCAGCACAATATGGTGATGGTACATTGCAAACTATTATAAAAGCTGGTTGTACACCAGTACCTAATCATAATACTATTTGTTTGGCTAGATTTTTTAGATATGGAGATATAGGTTTAAACGATACTACTTACACTCCTTCCGTTGCACAAGATGGTGTATCAAGAGAAGGTATTGAAACTTTATCGCCAGGTAAAAAAATAAGATTTGAAAATGGTGGTAATAAATCCGATGTATACACCGTTAAACAAGTAGAAGTACACGAAGGAGGTGATGATGACGTTGAAGTAACTTTTGAAGAAGAATTTGGAGATGATGTTTTATTTCTTTATGATAATTATGAAAATAATCCAACATTAGCTACAATAAGCGGTATAATTGTTGGTGTTGATGAAGTTAATAAAGAAGGTAGTGCAGAGTTTGAAGGTAGATTCTTTTTAAAAGTAAAAGCAGATGATAATTTAATAGTTGAATTAGTTGGCACAAACCCTGCTAACTTAAACGCTATGGCAACAACTAACGGTGTTGATGGTGACCCACAAGCAAGTCCTAGTGGAACATCAGGTACACCTGGTAATCCAGATAGACAGTATATGGTAAGATTCGGTGGTAAAGGAGGAGCTAATTCTTCAACAACAGCCGGAACAGCCTCAAGTTCTGGTGGATTTGGAACATCAGGAGGTGGTAGAGCTGGTATTACTGATTCATCATTTGGCTCACCTGCTATTGATTTAACCAAAGGTTGGCATATAAGTTTTCAAACTACGGTAGCTTTTAGTGATACAGAATCTAAATATGATACAAGCCCCTTTGCTAATAATTTAAAAGTTGGAAATTACATTAGCTTTTTTAATAAAACTAATGATGGCAATGATACAGCCGCAGATGGCAGTAATTATGATCTTAATCATTACAAAATTGAAGAGGTTGATGTTAGAGACCACAGTGGTGGCCAAAGAGTGTATACATTAAGGTTTGATAAAGACTTAGTTGGAGACGTAAGAACATTTTTTGAAACTGTAGACTCAGGAACTTATGGCGCTATTAAGATGTCTGTAAGTGTAAATGAATTTAAGAAAGATTCATTAATTAACATAACAAACCCACCTATATTTGAAGTTGAACCACAAGATGATGTAGACATTGATATATATTTTGAAACACAAGAAAACTTTACCGTAGCTTCTGATCATGGTAATTTTAATGATTTATCTTACTATAACTGTTTTAGTTTTGAAAACGGAGTTGAATCGTTTATAATTAGAGATGATTTCAATGCACCTGCTTTAGGTAAAGGCGTTAGAGTTTCAACAATATTTGAAGACAACTATCAAGAAGAGCTTGTTAAAAGTGGATTAATATTCTCACAAATATATAATAGTAAAGCAAGTGTAAATCATTTAAATCAATTTATAATTGCTGAACCTATAATTAAAAATTTAAATCCAGGTTACGGTAGCGTACAGTTATTACATACAAGATATAACGATATAATTGCATATTGTGAAGACAAAGTTTTAAAAGTATTAACTAATAAAGACGCTTTATTCAATGCTGATGGTAGTGCGAATGTAACATCTAATAAAGCTGTTTTAGGTCAAGCAATACCTTATAATTCAAACTATGGTATTGGTACACATCCAGAAAGCTTTGCAGATTTTACTTATAGAGGTTATTTTGTTGATAAAAATAGTGGAATAGTAGTGAGACATTCAGCAGATGGTATGGAAGAAGTTTCAAACTATGGTATGAAAGATTTCTTTAGAGATAACTTAAGACTACAATCCGGCAATATATACGGAACATATGATGAAACTAAAAGCCAATACAATGTAAGCTTACCAACAACTATAAATTCTACTATTTCGTTTTCAGAATCAATAAATGGTTGGCCAAGTAAAAAAAGTTATATACCAGAGGGAGGAGTAAGTATAAATAATAAATACTTTACATTTAAAAATGGTCATATATTTGAACATCATACGGGTGCAAGAAATACTTTTTATGGTGTCAAAACAGATTCAGAAGTAACTTTTATATTTAACGAATCACCTGCTAACATGAAAAATTTTAGAACATTGAATTATGAAGGCGATTCTGGTTGGACATGCGCTAATATTACGACTGATCAGCAAGACGGTAGTGTATCATCTTTTGTACAAAAAGAAAATAAATACTTTAATTACATATCAGGTGTAGAAGAAACTGAAGGCACTGTAGATATAAAAGCATTAAATGTACAAGGCTTAGGTGCTTATACATCACAAGCAGTTGTAAGTAGCAATAGAGTATTTACATTTAATTTTGAATTAAATAATGATATACAAATAGGAGATAAGTTATATTATTTAGATGCGTCTAATATTAAACAGGATTTAGGCAAGATTACGGCAATAAATAAAACAAGTAAAACAGTAACTATAGCAAACACGGGTGAAGTTCCTCAGGCTTCAGCATATATGTTTTATGTAAAGAACGCAGAGTATTATACATCCGGTATATTAGGTTACTTTGCAGAAACAAAAATGACAAACACATCAACAGCTTCTAAGGAGTTATACTCCGTTGGTTCTGAGGTTAGTATAAGTAGTTAATGTGTGATTATATAAATAAATAAAAATTATGAGTGAATTATTAGGTAGCTTTGCTGGTAAAGCATTAGGAGCAGTGAAAGGTTTAGCTGAAAAAGCTGGAGGCGTTGGTGGCGGAAGAGCTCTTGCGGGAACTGCACAATTAATAGGTTCATTTATAGGTGGACGAAAAAGAAGAAAAGAGCAAAGAGCAGCAACAGCTGAATTAGCTATGCGTAAACAAAAATATGAACAATTAGATACGTCAAACCCGTATGCTAATATAACAAATCCATATGCTAATTTAACCGTTAATACTCAGGCAGCAGATTTTGCGGCGCAACAAAGCGCTCAAGGAGCAGCAAACATTATGAGCAGTATGGCTTCAGCAGCAGGTGGTGGGGGTATTGCGGCATTAGCACAATCTATGGCTAATTCACAAGCTCAACAAGCACAACAAGCTTCTGCAAGTATTGCACAGCAAGAACAAAGAAACCAAATGGCAGCAGCGCAAGGTGAACAAAGAAAACAAAGCATGCAAGCACAAGGCGAAATGCAATCAAGACAAATGGAAGAAAATAAAGTTAGTACTTTATTAGGTATGGCTCAACAAAGAAAAGGGGCAGCAGATAAAGCAAGAGCAGACGCTACACAAGCAGCAGTTGGGGGTATAGGTAATATAGCAATGGGTGCAGCAGGTGTTGGTCTAGGTGAAGACTTACCTGGTTTATTATAAATAAAAATTATGGCAGCAGATCAAACATTAGTAAGAGGCGCAGCAATAGCAGCTCCTAAATTTAACAAAATAGAATTATTCAGCGAAGCTCAATTGCAGCAGATGGAAAAAGCAACTATGCTTAAAAAAGCAAGAAAAGCGACTAGAGATGCAGCTATAGGGGCTCTTGTTAGTGATATTACTGTAAATGAAAGTTTAACGCCACCACAACAAATTAATGCACAATATGAAGCAGCTGGTAATATTAGAAATCAAGTTGCAGCATTAGCAGCACAAAGAGCTAAGCTGCCTGTGAATTCACCGGAAGCATTTGCTTTAGATCAACAAATAAGTACATTAAAACAATCTTTTACTAATATAGCTAACAATGCAAAAGATTTTCAAGAATTACAAAAAGAATATGTTGACGGAAGTTGGAATATGTCAGGTGGTGTATCTGAAGAAAATAGAAACAAACTTGATGCAATATTTGCTAAAAACGAATATACTATTCAATTTGATGAAAGAGGTAACGCTACATATGTTACAGAGTTTGGCAATATGTCACAAAAAGATTTATCTAACTATTATGTTAAAGATGATGAAATGGCGCTTTCAATAGTAGGTTATTCAGATGAAGCTTTACAATTAGGAAGCGGTGGAACACAAATGAAAGTTGGCGGCACTAGGTATAACATGTTAAAGACCAAAGTTAGAAATGACTTGCGTAAGGGCGGGGAGGCAAGAATAAATTCTTTAATATATGATGATCTTGTTGAAGGACAATCTTTAGGTTTAACTGATTTAGGAGATCAGCAAGCTAATGAAGATGCTGCTGTTGACGCTATAATGAATAACTTAATGAATGTTAACGCACAAGGTTATAGTGAATATAAATCTAAACCTAGTGGCAATAAAAACGACAAAGACAATAGAACACCAGGAGAAATACAAAGAAGCAAAGCAGCTCAAGCAGATAAAAAATATGTTAGAAATGGTTTAATGAATATGTCTGCGCCTGACCCTAATCTTTTAGTAAAACCTAAAAAAGATACAGATGGAACTCCAATGGTTCGTACAGATATGGAAGAAGCAAATAAGATAGTTTTCTTAGATCACACTATGGACGAAACAAATAAAGTATTAGCGGGTAAAGGTAAAATAACAAAAGTTGGAGATAAATATATGCTACAAAAAACGGGAACTTCTGTTAGTGGTCAAATATTAAACGAGGTAGATGTGACTGATCAAATGAATAGTTATATAACTGGCGATAGAGAAGCATTATTTCAAGTTATAGAAAGAAATATATTTGATGTTGAATCCGTCGATTATGAGGGGTCTGCAGATGATCCAGATTTAAATCCGAATACATAATGTTTGAACTAAACGGTAAAACTTATTCAGTTAGTAAGCTTCAAGCGGCTGCAGCAAAATACAACATGTCTTATGATGAGTATTTGGCCGTTATGAAAGAAAAAGGTTTAAAAGAAATAAACCCAGAACCAACTTTTGTTGACACTTCAACTGCTGAAGAAGAAGAAAAGCTTTCGTCATATCAACAAGCAACTCAACTCAGTGCTGATCAACAAAAACAAATTGATGATGAATATGGTACTGAAGATAATCCTAATTTAACTGCATTTTTTGAACTTCCTAAAGTTCCTATTTGGAGTTTTGATGCTCCCGTTCCTGGTGGTAGTAATCCAATTTCAAACTTCCTATTCAATCAGGTTAATAAAAACCCAAATCGTAAGCGTGTTCAAACAAAGATTGCCGAAATTAAAGAAAAAGACAAAAGAATAATAGACCAAGAAGAAGCTCAATTATTAGTTTTACAAGATTTAAGAAAGGAAAGAAAAGCGGAGTTGATTGGCAATAATGAAGTTGATTATATAAATAATACATTTAAACGTAAAAAAACTGGGTTCATGGCTACAGGGCGTGGAGGAGGAGTGGAAATTGAAACCGAATTCTATGACAAAGAAGCTCAGGAAGAATATTCTAAAATTGCTCAAAAAGATCAAGAAGATTATAGTAATTATTTTGAAGCACAAAGTAACTATTTAGACAATTTAAAAGCTGATATTGAAACTACTCAAAAAGAGCTTGAAAAAATTGATAACGAAATTAATAATGGTGCATATGATAGCCAAATAAAAGATGGTGATCAATATGTAATAATTAATGACAAAAGAGTACCTGTAAACGTATATAATAATTATAGAAATCTATATGAACAATATGAGAGTAGAAGAAAATCTTTTGATGCTGGTTTAAAAAGATATACTGATTTTTTTGACGCTAACAAAGAAAAATTTTCTCGTAATGCTTTAACAATAGATAGACTAAGTAGAGACTATAACTATACTAAGAAAAATCTTATTATGGCTGGCCAAGGATTTGCTGATATTGGTTTGTTCTTCGCGAAGGGGCTGGTATCGTCACTTCCTGCTTATAAGGTGTCCAATATATTATCGTCTGATTTTAGAAAAATTACAAAATCTGCAAACGAGCAGATTGACATTAAATGGCGAAATTATAAAAATGAAGTGATGTCAGGCTATGCACCTGATGTTAAATTTAAAGATGCTTTTAAAGAAGGCAACTTTTTAAAATTTGCTGGACAAGAAATAGCTACACAATTACCTATATTTACTTTTATTGCAGCAACCGGTGGGGCTGGTGCCGCGGCGGGCTTAGGTACTACTGCTAATGCTGTTTTTACAGCTAGTGTTGTTGGAAGCCAATCTGGAGAAAAGCAATATGGCGATATGACTTATGAAGAATACTTAAGCCAATTAGATGATTTTAAATATAATGATGTAAAATACGACGAAGGCCATAAGCTAATGGTTAGTGCTGGCGTAGGTATGGCTGAAGGAGCATTTGGTATTTTACCAAGTTTTTATAGTTTAAGAGCTGCACATAAAGTTCTTGGAGGTTCTAGTGGCAAAATAGTAAAAGGATCTTTAACTAGTGCACAATACAGAAAAAATTTAGCAAATTATTATGCTCAAGGAGCACTTATACCTACAGTTGTTGAGCCATTTGGTGAAGGCTTAACACAATATACACAAAACTTATTAACTGATAGACCTGCGTTTGAAAATGTAGATCATGCAGCGTTTTCTGGCTTAATGTTCGGAGTGCTATTAAATGGTGTACCTACTGTTGGTGGGCACATGATAGGTCAGTTTAATGATATAAATACAAAAAAACAAATTAGATTAAATAATGCTAAAGTTGCTAAACTGAACGCACAATTACTTAAGCTTGACGGAAGAACTAAAGCAGCTAAAGACCTGCGAAAAATTATACATGATATAAACGCTGATAGCCAAGCTCTTATAGTCAAAACAGAAAAAATAATAAGAGATGAAATTGATCCTGTAGAGTTTCAAACTTTTATGGATGAAACAGTTAAGCAAGAAAATTTAAGAAACACTGCCCAAGCTATTGAAGCTTCAAATTTACCAAGCAGTACAAAGAAAAGCATGTTAGAAGGTTATCAAAAATCTTTTGATAAAGCTACCGCAATAAAAGATGTTATAAGAAATCAAAAAGGTCAAATAGCTTTATTAAAGATAACAAATAACGCTAGATATATTCAACTAGAAGAACAAGCTAGAAAAAACTTAGCTCAAAAAGAAGCTACTCCCGATGCCTTATTTGATGAAATAAATAACTTATATTATAGAGAAGAAATAAATAAAGATATTAAAAACAGAAAAGCCCTTGATAAAAAGTTTGAAAAAGATAGAGATTATAAAGTTACAAGAATAGCGGCAGAAACTAATAAAGAACTAATAGAAAAAATTGAGGAACAAGGTTTAGACATAACTGCAGAAAATATACGAAAACTTAAAAACGGGACATTAAACGGTATAAATGTTACTGATAACAACGGAAATAAATTTGAATTTATATCTATTGAAAATTCAGTTAAAAATTCGAAAGCTGGTATTGTTTCTCACGAAAGCGATCATACTGTATTGGAGCAAATGTTTGGTAAACTATCTGATGGTGCATTTAAAAATTTAGCTATAGAAATTCAAAAATGGACTCAAAAGAATGATAAAAATTTATACAGTAAATTATTTTTAGGCGGTAAACAGCAAGCTGATTTAACAAGTTATGAAGAAATAGTTGTAAACTTTTTAGAGCAAGCAGGACTAGATACTTTTGTTTTAAAACCAAAAGGAAGAACATTCTTAGAGTCTATAGCTGTTGGTTTGAATTTTTTAAAGAAAAAGAATTACAATATAGATTCTAAACGAAAGGGTAAACATGAAATTGAGTCATTAGTAGAATATGCTAAAAAAATAAAAACTGGAAAGATATTAAAAAAGGATAGAGCTAATGTTAAAAAAATAATACTTAAAGCTAAGTTGATTGATACTAAACAAACAATTGAACAAGTTGAGGCTAAAAATAGTGAGGTATATAAAAAATTAACAGCTAGCGATAAAAAACAAATGAGTGATATTGACAATTTTGTCAATAGACGTAATGAAGATGGAACTTTAGTATTACAATCAAACAAAGATTATAGCAATAATGATGAGGCTAGAATAGGTGTATTTAATGCTTTGAATGCTCCTAATAGTGCATACATGGGTTACTTTACAAATTTAATAAGAGGTGATAAAGACTTTGCTAATTATAGTGATAGTGAAATACAAACAATTGCTGAAGAATTAAGAGACAAAGTATATTTAGATAGGATTGAAAAAAATTATAATCCTAATGTTAATGGTGATGGCACAACATTTAATAGTTTATTTAGTTTTATATATGGCGATAAAAATGGGCGAGGTGGTAGAGCTGTAAATGTATTCTTACAAATGAAAGAAGACTTTGCTAAAGATCCTACTAAAGGCGCTTATGAGTTAGCTCCTGAAGTTGAACAAGGCCCAACATTTGATGGTGATAATATAATAGATTATGTAGATCAAACTTTATTAGATAACCAAGGCGAAATAGATGGGTATACTGACTCAAATGTTAAACAAGTTTTAACTGTAAAACAAAAGCCTGTTATAGATGAAAATGTTGAAGAAGAAGTTAAGCTTTTAGTTAACTCTATTGTATTTGATGAAAATTTAGATCCTAATAGTAAAGACTATAAAGACATTGTAGAAAAAGTTTATAACACTGTAATGATGCCTATTATAAGAAAAGCAGTGGGTAAATTTGATAGTTTCTTTGATGAAAATATAGAAAAAATATTTGATCCTAAATTAAAAGTGCTTCCTATACAGTATTTATATCAAGCAGAAAGATTATCCGATGTTAAAAACTTCGCTGAGTTTGATAAAAGATTAACAACGCAATCAGAAATAAGAAAAGCAAGAGACAATAGAGAAGCTTTTGTAGAAAATGAAGCACAAGGTGTTGATAGATATAAAAGAAAGAAAGTTAATTTAGATTTCTTAAAAGAATTTTATGGTTATAAGTTAAAAGGTAAAGATTTAACAACCACAATAAGGGCAAGAAGAAATGTATTGTTCGGTGTATTAGGCGCGGAAGCAACGTTTGATGCAAAACCTTCTGTACTTGCATTGTCAAATTTAGATGGCAACAAACAAGCTACAGCATTAAGAAAAGTTGAAAGAGTTGCTGGTATGAAGTTTAGCGAAATACCAACAGATGTTCTTACGCAAATAAGTGCTATCACACCTGAATTTGGTTTAGATTTAGATGGTGCTTATGAAGCTATATTAAGTTTAACACAAGTTGCAGGCGTTAAAAACGCTAAAAAGATAATTAACGAAATAGAAAAAAGTAAAGGACAGATTGGCGAACAGCTTGTAGCTAACCAGTTAGAAAAATTAGGTTTTACAGTTTCAAATAAAGATCAATTAGTTAATCTTCAAAAAGGTGATTCAGGGCTTGATGTAATAACAGAAGAAGAAATTAATGGTAGTTTAGTTGCTAGCGAAGTTAAAATGCACTTAAAAGATAGATTAGGAAGCGATAATAATGCTTTTGACAACTTCCCAAATTTAAATATAGATCCTAAAATTAAAGATGAAATAAAAGCAGTACTCGCGGATCTTGAACAACAGATTGTAGATAATCTTAAAAAAGAAGGTTTAGCTGTTATTAAAAGAGGTAAAAATACAATAACAATACCTTATCAAACAAAAGACGGCAAGCCAACAGTTGTTAGAGGTAAAGAAAAATTAATAGGTGTTACAAGCCAAGCTATTCCAATAGATGGCGGTATTCAAGCTTTTATAGATTTTTATAATGCTAAAGCCGCTAAGAATGGTATTAAAAGTAAAAAGCTATCTTATTTAATTACTTTTTCACATGGTGTTATATCTATGGATGTAAATCCTCACGGTTTTACAAATGCTAAAAGCGCAGCTACACTTTTAAAAGATGCTAAACTTCGTTTACAAGTTGGTTGGTTTTCAACAAACTCTAATAAAGACGCAAACACAAGAACATTAACAAATAGAGCTTATATAGAATTAGTTCCAAACACTATACCTAAAGAAACATCTGTATCTGTAAGTCAGTTAAAGAAAAGTGAAACTGTTGTTAATTTAGATAAAGAGATGAACGACATGATAGAAAGAAGAAAAGGTATTGAGTCGTTTAAAATATTTAGTAGAGCTAAAGGTAGACAAGTTGGAGAACAAAACTTTAATTACTTAACAAAGAAAGGTGATATATTTATACCTCACTCTGCTGAAGACTTAGGCGGGTTTATTTATTCATTTGTTGGTAAAGGAAAACAAGGAGATGCTGATAAACAATTTTTTAAAGATCATCTTATAAGACCATACAGCCAAGCTATGATGGCTATAAACAATGAAAGAATGGGTCTAATGGATTCGTTTGACGCTTTAAAAAAGAAAATTTCAGATGTACCAAAAAAATTAAAACAAGTGGTACCTGGTGATGTATTCACATATTCACAAGCTGTAAGGGTTTGGATCTGGGATAGTCAAGGTATGGATATACCAGATTTATCAAACGCTGATCAAAAGTCTTTAGTTAAAACAGTAAATAATGATTCAGGCTTATTAGAGTTTGCTCAAACATTAATAAAAATAAATAAAGCTGAAGGTTACCCTCAGCCACAAAACTCATGGCTTGCAGGAAATATCAAAACAGATTTATTTGAAAGTTTAAATAAAGAAAAAAGAAGTAAGCATTTAGAACAGTGGCAACAAAACGTTGATATTTTATTTTCTGAAAAGAATAAAAATAAAATGAGAGCTGCTTACGGAAATGAATTTGTTGCTAACCTTGAAGGTATATTAGAAAGAATGAAGACTGGCCGAAATAGAAAAGCTGGTGGTAGTCCTTTAATTAATGGCTGGTTAGATTGGATTAATGGTTCTGTTGGTGCAATTATGTTTGTTAACATGCGATCTGCTGTGCTACAAACAATATCTATAGCCAACTACGTAAACTGGAGTGACAACAATATATTAAAAGCAGGTTTAGCATTTGGAAATCAAAAACAATATTGGGCAGACTTTATTGAAATATTTAATTCTGATTATTTAAAAGAAAGAAGAGGTGGTTTAAAATTAAATGTACAAGAATCTGAATTAGCTGCGGCAGCAAATAAAGGTGGTGCAAAAGGTGTTGTAAACTTTATATTAAAACAAGGATTTTTACCAACAAGAATAGCAGATAGTTTTGCAATTTCTTCAGGTGGTGCTAGTTTCTTTAGAAATAGAACAAATACATATATAAAAGAAGGTTTAAATCAAGAGGCTGCGCAGAAAAAAGCTTTTGAAGATTTCATGGAAATAACAGAAGAAACTCAGCAATCCTCAAGACCAGACAGAATATCTGCAGAACAAGCAAGTACAATGGGTAGAGTATTACTAGCGTTTGCTAATACACCAATGCAGTACAACAGAATGATTAAAAGAGCTGGACAAGATTTAATAAATGGTAGAGGTGATTTTAAAACTAATATGTCTAAAATTATTTATTATACTTTCGCGCAAAACCTTATATTTAACGCATTACAAAAAGCGATATTTGCATTAGGATTTGGTGATGATGAAGTCGATGATGAAGTTAAGAAAAAGAAGTATACACAAATTTTTGACGGTATGACAGACTCTTTGCTTAGAGGTAATGGTATTAGTGGCCAAGTAGTTATGGCAATTAAAAATACTATACTTAAATATGCTAGAGAAGAAAAAGTTGAATTAGTGGATGCTTTATACGATTTATCACCACCTATAAATTCTAAAATTAGTAAATTAAACTCAGCAGAATATATATATAAGTATGGTGATAAAGAGGAAATGAAACAGATAAACTTAAGAAATCCTGCTCTTATGGCGTTTGCTCAGGTTACATCGGCTATATTTAATATACCATTAGATAGAGCAATAAGAAAAGCAAATAATATAGAATCAGCTATGGCTGAAGGAACAGAAACATGGCAAAGAATAGCCTTATTATTAGGTTGGAACGAATGGGAGTTAGGTGTTGGTCCACAAGCTGAAAAGGATAAGAAGAAGAAAAACAAAACACCTGATAATATACAGGATCAGATAAGAAAAAGATTAGATAAAAAACTAGAAAAACTAAGACAATAAATTATGCCGTATGTAAGTGCAGCCCAACGTAAAGCAGTCTGGGCATCAAGAAACGAACAAAAAAAGAAAAAGAAAGTTAAACGTAAAAAAAGAAAATAATTATGGCAAAAGACGCGTGTTATAAAAAAGTAAAGGCAAGGTACAAAGTATTTCCATCTGCATATGCTAGCGGAGCAATTTCTAAATGTAGAAAAGTGGGTGCTGCTAATTGGGGTAATAAATCAAAAAAATAAAAATATGAAAAGTTGTAGAATGCAAATACTAGGACCTGATCCTAATAATCCAAAAAAACCTGCTAGAATGCCTAGTGATGCTGATAAAAAAGCTGCGATAAAAGGTAAAATAAAAGCGTGTAATGTTAAAAAAGCACAAAAATTAAAACAAGGAGCTAAAGACTTATTTAACAAAGGGGTTAAAAAAGTTGAAAATAAAATAAACAAAATAAAAAACTAGAAATTATGCCAGCAAAAACTAATAAACCTCAAATAGGGGACGTCAAAGAAGAATCATATTTCATGAACAAAGCATATAAAATGGAGGGTAAAGATAAAAAGAATTTTAAACCTCATAAAATGTACTGTAAAAATGGTTCTGTTCACAATGCTAAAACTTATAAGCAACACTTAGCGCTTAAAAAGAAAGGTTGTGATCATAAGCCCATAAAAAAATAATGGCAGTAAGAAAAACTAAAGAAGGCGCAAATCTTAAACGTTGGTTTAAAGAAAAATGGATTGACGTAAGAACTGGTAAGCCTTGCGGAAGAAAGAAAGGTGATGGCAGAGGCGTACCATATTGTAGGCCTAGTAAAAGAGTATCTAGTAAAACTGTTAAAACATCTGGTGAAATGTCATCATCTGAAAAAGCAGCTAAGATAAGAGAAAAAAAATCTTTAGGTCAACCAGCAGGTAAACCAAGAAGAGTAAAAAATGTTAAAAGAAGTAAAAAATAGGTAATTACATATAGTATAGAAACTTAATCGTTATGGCAAACAAAATATCAGAAAATACAGAAGTACAACTTGATCTCAAAACGATCGGAATGATCGTAGGCGGAGCTATTGCTTTAGCCGCAACTTATTTTACGTTGCAGGCTGACATAGAGCTCGCGAAAGAACTACCTAAACCGGATATATCAAGAACAGAGTTCGATTTAAAAGACGAATTAATTCGTTCGACAATAATTGATATTGATGAAAAGGTAGACAAAAACGCAGAGAAGCTTGATGACATTGATGAAAAGTTATTCAAGATAATCCAAGAAAAATAACATATGAAAAATTTAATCACTTTAATCTTATTATTATTTGTATCTATTTCATTTTCACAAGAAATGACAGTGTTATATATGAATTCAAATTGGAATTCAAGAAACGAATGGAAAGATATAGATAATTTAAAAAGAGCAAAAATCTTAAAAGTAGATTTTGACTCTCAAAAACCAAGTATTAAGCAGGCAATAAGATCAGTACCTGCTGTAATAGTATTAAAAGACGGTAGACCAGTTGCAACATGGCAAGCTGATTTAACTATGAAATTAAAAGTACGTTGGGAAGATGTTCAAGATGTGATAGACGGCAAGGTTGTTCCTACATTAAGAAGAAGAGCATCAACAAATTAATTAAATGAAAAACATAAGCGAACACGTTACATATAAGGAGGGTGTGTATAGCAATACTGCAATGAGGCTAGGTTTAAAAAATGAACCTACAGAAGCCCATTTAAGTAACATGGAGTTACTATCAGAAAAAGTATTCGAACCCCTTAGAGTGCACGTAAACGGCCCTATAAAGATCAATTCGTTCTATCGAGGACCTGAATTGAATAAAGCGATCGGAGGATCGAGTAAATCACAACATTGTAACGGCCAAGCGATGGATATTGACGATACTTATGGCTACATGAGTAACGCTGATATGTACGAGTATATAAAGAAAAACTTATCGTTCGATCAAATGATATGGGAATTCGGAACGGATTCTAACCCAGACTGGGTACATGTAAGTTACGTAAATGAAGAGGCTAACAGAAATAGATGTTTGCTAGCTTATAAAGATGAAAATAATAAAACAAAATACAAAACTATATAAGATGGCATACAAAATGGACCCCACCAAAAAGAAAAATAAAAATGGTGGAATAAACAAAATAGTAAAAGGAATAGCAGAAGCAGGTAAACATTTATTGATTCCTGGCTATTCAATTATCAAAGGAGCTAATAAAACACTTACAAAGTTAAAGCCCAAACCTGGTATATTACCTAGTATACAGGCATACAAACAGTCACAAGTGGGTGTAACCCTTACTAAAACCTTAACTTCTAAGCCAAAGGCAAAAGCAGCAAACTTGGAAAGAAAGAAACCGGTTAAAAACAAAAAATATGCCAGTTCAGTTCAAGTTTCAGGAGGATCAGGTGTTCAGCCAACTGCTAAGTCTGAACTTCCAAAAGGTAATACTAATATTAAACCAGTTAAGCCTAAAGTAAAAGCGGCTGAGGCTAAACCTAAAAAGGTAAAAGTCAAAATTAAACACAATAAGACTAAAATTAAAATTAAAAAATGAAACTATGGAAAATTGTCCTTTTTGCACTTTTTGTATTTGTAGCTAGTTGCGCAGTACAAAATAAACCCAAAATAAAGATTACCCATGTGTTAGCTATAACACAAGAAGGTGACACATTAACTATACCTATTGATGTTATAAGGCCTATTAATTATAGAATAATAAACTATAATACAACGCCAAGTTATGGGTGGTATCACGGTGGCAGAACATATCATTATGATTATAGTTATGCGCCATCAAATAGAGGAAGTAATAATAATAACAAAGGCTCAGATAAAATTGTGCCTAGAGAAGATCCCGGAGATGGAAGACCATCTGGTGAAGTTTTAATGAAGGGAAAAAAATAATATAATATGAATACAATATCGCCGGAATATAAAGAGCAGATTACAAAATATCACGCAAGCAGGCCGTGGGGTGGCGCTGTTAGAGGTTCAGGTCAGATGCTACATAAGTATCTGATATTAACTAATTCAAAATCTATATTGGATTATGGAGCCGGAAGAAGTGATTTAAAAAAAGAATTAGACTCATCTTACCCTGATCATCCTTATATAATAAATGAATACGAACCAGGTATACCTGAGCTAGCAGAAGATCCGCCAGTAAGTGATGCAGTAGTTTCATTTGATGTAATGGAACACGTTGAACCTGATTTAGTTGATAATGTCATACAACATATATATGATAAAACTAACTTATGGACATATCACAAGATATGTTTAAAAGCGGCAACGGGTGTATTTCCTGGTACAAAACAAAACCTACACTTAACTATAAAACCTGGATTTTGGTGGTTAGAAAAATTTAACAAGAAGTTTGAATTTTTAGAAACCGGAATGAATTCAGGATATGTATATTTTTTAGGAGTAAAGAAATGAAATTTTTTGATTTTAATAATAACGGAAAGTATGATTGGTGGGAGTATATATTACCTTTTGTAATAATACTTATCATTGAAATTATTGCTGAGATTGTGGCACGATACGTGACGTTTTAGAAAATTTTGGTGCAGTCTTCATTATCTTTTGACCCCTCATCCAATTAGTATACGGTACTTCATTTTCTTTCAAGTCTGAAAGTATATGCCAATTTATTAATCCCCTTCGTTGAAGAGACCTCATATATTGTTGTTCCATATCTTTATCATGAGCTGGTCTATTTAAAATATAGACTGGCAAGTGCCAACTGTGTGGATCACAATTACTAACTTTACCACGTTTATCACGCGGTCTTTTATTAATTGTTTTAGCAAAGAAGTCAAAGCCTATAAGATCAATACTTTTATAGGTTTTTATTTTTTGTAAAAACCATACTATAGTAATAAAACCTGCACTAGGTCTATAATCATTAGTACCTTTCAAATCTTTACCAAACTTATTCATAACCGTAATAAGTTCTTTATCAGAATACATTTGTGTGTATTCAGGAAAGTCTTTTGGTAACCTATCTTCTAATACCCAATCCTTAAGCATTAAGTTACCTCGACTTCTATTTATTAATACTTTCGTATTTTTAAATTTGCCTGTAGCAAATTCTTCTTTAACATTGTTAAACGCTGGCGCTCTAAATTGACCGGTTACCCATATGTCACATTTAGTGCCAAGACTTTTTTCTTGTAAAGGTGTAGCTTCAATAGCTCTTCCAAACCTTATAACAATATCATACTTATCGATAAAGTCTGAAAGATTATGATTCATAATCTCTACAGAGTTACCGATAAATATAATACGTTTATCTTTTACAAACTGTTGTATATCCTCCACCATTCTTCTGAAGCTTCTGCGTCTTTATAACTATCAAACCAAGGTCCGCCGTTTGTATAATGTAATGCCTTAGCACCTTCTATATTATAATAACCAACTAATGAATTATATTCTTTAGGTATTGAACCTATGTTATCTTCATTTATAAAATGAAATTCATGTAGCTGTGCTGGCGTTGCGTTATCTAAATATTCTTTTGTTAATTTATTTTTATACCATTCATTTCTGAATATCATTAAGCTAGACCAGTTTTTCTTTGGGTAACTTTTATTAACAACACCATTCATTTTGTTAGCGTCTGCTTCATAGTCATCATGCTTTACAACAGCTAAGTTATATTGATTTATATATTTTCTTATTTCTCTTGGATCACATTTCCATAAGAAATCATTATCACAAAACATTGCAATACCTTCGTAATTACAAAGTAATGGTACATAGAATCTAGTAAAAGAAAATTCTGTTGATTCTCCATTAACATCATCTCTGCCATAGATGCCAGCATCTTTTAACTTAGCTTTATCTAACCAAGTTATTTTAGCTTCTGGCCAATAATATTTAATTGATTGTGCGCAAACTTTTGTTGCGTCTGTATATCTTGAGTCGTGTCCTATAAATATTCTCATAACTATGCTTTTTTACCTGATGATCTTCTGTTAATATCATCATGATTAAACTCTGCCCAGTACAATTCAAAAGCAACACCATCTTCTAATCCTTCAAACTGATGAAACTTTCCTGGCTTTACCATAGTAAAATCACCAGCTTCTAATATTGTTTCATCAACAAGACCTTGATCATCTTGCCAAACTCTAACGAGCATTTTACCGGATTCAACAAAAAATCCGTTCCATTTAAATTTGTGTTCATGTTCTGAACATTTAAATCCTTTATTATATTCTATTCTATGAAATTCTAATACACCGTTCTTGTGTATCATTTCTGTTTTACCCCAAATTTTTCCTGCTTTCATTATTTACTTTGTTTAAAATATGGTTTAGACCAGTTAGACTTATTTGATTTAACGTGTTGAACTTTTTTTGTAACTCTCACTTTAGTATAAGGCGCCCAGTTATACCATTTGCCTCTTCTATTTTGTGATACAGGTGTTATTTTAAAGTTCTTTAATGTTTGATCTGGTTTATTTTTGAAGTGTATACTTAATAATATTCTAGGTCCTATAGTATCAACTTTATGATATTGATAAGACGGAATATATAACATATCTCCAGGCTCTAAAACAAATTCATCTATTATTGTTTTAGGTTTATCAGGAGTAAACTCTTCATATATAGTCCATTTGGTTTTACCTTCAGTATGAAATAAAAAGTTTTCAGTTGCATCTGCATGTGCAGGAAACGACTTTGATTCAGCATTTGGAGAAGCATAAACATTTACTTGTCCGTGCCCAAAGAATTTTTCAAATTCAAAACAAACTTTAACTAAGTTTTCTTTTTCGTATTCAGCAAAAGGTATTACAAATGTTTTATTTTGTTTTTTCCAAAAATCAAATATTTGTTCTTTACTTAACATAGGTAACTTTAATTTACCTTTAAGTATTTTATCTAAGCACCATCTACCATCTTTGGTTTTATCGGTACCCTCTATTATTTGTAAACTTTTTACATTCGGGTATCTGTTTAAATAATTATTTAAATCATCCCACGTAAATAAATTCTTAAATTTATTTCTTCTTATTACTAAATGTTTTTTACCCCAGTAATTTTGAAAAAAGTTTTTTACACTAATAGGCTCTAGTATATTTTCTAATGTTATTCTATCCATCGCAAGCTAAACAATTTTCGTCCATTGCTTGATCGGCAATATCACCTCTCAATACAGACTCGGTTCTCATATAATATAATGTTTTAATTCCTTTTTTCCAAGCAGCCATATGCACTTTATTAATCCACTTTGGCGTTGCTGTTGAAGGAAAGGCTAAATTCAAACTAACTGACTGGTCAACATATTGTTGTCTTATACCAGCTTGATTAACTAATTCTAATTGATTAATTTCTTTGAAAGTTCTGAATATTTCTTTGACGGGTATGTCGTGAGGTCCATGAGTAACACTGTCTAATTGTTTTAAACCTTGTATAGACCCTCCGTCCTTTAGTATCTTCGACCATATTCTTTCGTTATCTATTTTATTTTTTCGTAATATTTTTTTAAGTGTTGGGTTTTTACGAATGAAAGTACCTTTCGCACTTTGCTCTGTGAATACATTAGCTGCCCACGGTTCAATACCTGGGCTAACATTTCCACTAAGCTTAGAGTTACTGACAGTAGGAGCAATAGCGCGTAGGTGGGTATTACGTAAACCAGTACCGACACACCAAAGAGGTTCTCCAAAAATTTCAGCCATAGCTCGTGAAGCTCTTTCAGATTCGATTTTAATTTGACTAAATATTTTTCTTGTTTCATATTGTGATAATAATCCTTCAAATGGTAAACCTTTTTCCTGTAAATATGTATGCCAGCCTAGCACACCTAATCCTAAAGCTCTACCTTTTTCAGCAGATCTAACAGAATTATGGAAGCCAACTTTACCTTTTGATTTCTGTATAAATTCTTCTAACACGCCATCAAGAAACCATGTGGCGTCATATATTAAATTGGTTCCTTTCCATTCATCATACTTGGCTAAGTTTAATGATGATAAACAACAAACAAAAGAATGAGACTCATCAGTATGTAATGTAATTTCACTACATATATTTGTCATATGTACTTTTAATCCGTGTTTTTTGTAAGCATCTGGGTTATTCTTGTTTGTATTTCCCTTAAATAAGATATAAGGTTCTCCAGTTGCTTTACGTTTTTGTAATAGCTTACCCCATATCCTCCTCGCATCTTGATCTCCAGCATCAAGTCTTCGCATGAACTTGTCGCCGACCACAGCGCACTGGTGTAGGTTGAGCGATTGACGATTAACGTCTCCTTTAGGTTCTCGTATTTCCAACCACTCTTCAAAATCGGGGTGGTCAATATTAATATTAACGCTTGCAGCTCCTCTTCGGACAGATCCTTGGTTCGTTGCGAGTATAGTGCTATCGTAGATTTTACAAAAAGGCACAGTTCCATCAGATGTTCCATTTCCAGTTATGTTTGCACCGGCGGGTCTAATCATATTCAATCCAATGCCAACTCCACCGCCGTGCTTTGCGAGTAACATCATCTCTAAATTTTTCATACCAATGTCATAGATGCTGTCCGCAACATCAATTCCAAAGCATGATATAGGCAATCCTCGATCTGTACCAGTATTAGATAGCACAGGAGATGCCAAACACAGCCAACCTTTCCATATATATTCAAAAAAAGTTTCGGCTAGTTCTGGACGCTTTAAACGCTTCGCTACAGTTTCAGCAACACGCATATAAGCATCGCGAGGAGACTCAGTATTAATTAAATAACCTCCAGCAATTGTTTTCTTATATACATCTGTATCACCCCAGCTAGGATAATCAATTCCCTTTTTCCAGTTGTTGTTCCACATTTTTCTTTTCTAATTTTTGTAATTCTTTAACTAATTCTTTCCATTTGTCCTCTCCAATATGTAATTGAAAAGCGGTTAATGTACCCTGAGCTAAGCTTGTAACTTGTTCTAAGTCTTTAAGTGTTCTTGTTAGAGCACCACCTAAAACTTCAACTTGCTGCTGTAATTGTTTAACATTTTTTTGTATTCCCATATTAAGTTATTAAATGTTTTATCCACGCAAATAAACCATTAAGGTTTAATGCTACTAAGTTCCATTGCTTTCTTGATCCAGTCTGTACCATCACACAAATAAAACCTATTATATACAACCAAGGTTCTAATGTCCATTGTGCGGCAACTAAAAGACCGGCACCCATATATCCAATACGGGTAGCCATTCTTTCTAATGGTCCTAGTTGTCTTCTTCTTTCAACAAGAAACCTTTTATATTTAT